CAGTATATCCCATATTGGTATGGGGTATGTAATATACAAACTAAATAATAAATTAAAATAAAAGTTATGGCAAAACAATTAAAATTTGATTCCGAAGCAAGAGAATCATTGAAAAAAGGGTTAGATACTCTTGCAGATGCAGTTAAGGTCACTCTTGGGCCTGCAGGTAGAAATGTTCTACTTCAAAAGAAAGCCGGTTCACCCCATATTACAAAAGATGGTGTATCGGTAGCAAAAGAAATCGAATTAGAAGATGTATTCGAAAACATGGGTGCTCAACTTGTAAAAGAAGTATCCCAAAAAACTGCAGATTCTGCAGGTGATGGTACTACCACTGCAACCGTTCTAGCACAAGCAATTGCTAAGAAAGGGTTTGAGTTCGTCAATGAAGGAACCAATCCAATCTACCTTAAAAGAGGTATGGATAAAGCAGTTAAAGTTGTGGTAGAAGAATTGGAAAAACAAGCAGTAGTTGTTGGTTCTAATAAAGAAAAAATCAAACAAGTAGCAACAATATCAGCAAACAACGATTCTACTATTGGTGATTTGATTGCAGATGCATTCGAAAAGGTTGGAACTGATGGAGTTATTACGGTTGAAGAATCCAAAGGGCTGGAAACCTCAATGGAACTGGTAGAAGGTATGCAATTCGATAAAGGATATATGTCCTCTCACTTTGTGACTAATCAAGATAAGATGACTGCAGTGTTGGAAAATCCTTATATTCTAACCTACGATGGCAGAGTTTCCAATATGAATGATATTCTTCCACTACTTGAAGGAATCTCACAACAATCTCGTTCACTCTTGATTATCGCTGATGATGTAGATGCTGAAATCTTGGGAACTTTGGTAGTCAATAAACTCCGAGGGTTGTTGAGTACGGTGTGTGTTAAGGCACCTGCATTTGGGGATAGAAAAAAGGCTATGTTGGAAGATATTGCAATCCTAACTGGTGGAACTTTTATCACTCCTGAAACTGGATACAAGTTGAGTGAGGTGACTTTGGATGATTTGGGTACAGCAGAGAAAGTAACCGTAGGAAAAGATTCTACTACTATTGTAAATGGTTCAGGCTCTACCGAAAACATCTCACAGAGAATCCAACAAATCAAAAATGAAATCGAAAACACTACATCGGATTACGATAGAGAAAAACTTCAAGAAAGATTGGCTAAGTTATCAGGTGGTGTTGCAGTTCTTTACATTGGTGCCGGTTCAGAGGTAGAATTGAAAGAAAAGAAAGATAGAGTAGATGATGCTCTTCAAGCAACCCGAGCTGCAATTGCAGAAGGTATTGTTGTAGGTGGTGGAGTTGCTCTACTAAAATGTTCTGATAAGATTCAAAACTTAATGGATACTGAAACTTTGGGTTCGGCTGAATTGAATGGTGTTAAAGTAATTCAATTTGCATTACAAGCCCCAATTACACAAATCTTGGAAAATGCTGGTTTAGAATCTGAAGAAATTATTCAATCACTATTTACTCATTTTGATGTAGATGGTGGTGAAAATATGGGATTCGATGCAAAGACACAAGAATTTGTAGATATGTTCCAAAGTGGAATCATTGACCCAAAGAAAGTGACAAGAGAAGCAATCCAAAATGCAACTTCGGTAGTTGGTATGATTTTGACAACTGAATGTATGGTGGTAGATAAACCAGAGGAAAAACCAAAATTTCCGATGATGCCACAAATGATGTAAAATAAAAATGAAAAATTTTTGGTATACTCAGATTTTTTTCGTATCTTTGACTAAATTTAAAATAAATAACAATGGAAAAACAAAAATTAAATCGTTTCGTACAAAAGTACACTCTTGCTGGTTTGGTTGAATCAGTAAAATGGGAATCAAAAGATGGTTCTCTTTCAACATCTTTTATCTCCGATGACAAATCAGTTTTGGGTTCGGTAAGTATGAAAGAATTTGATGGTTCAGATGCAACTTTGGGTGTATATGATACTACAAAACTAACCAAAATGCTATCAGTTCTTGGAGATGGTGTAGATTTCGCAATCCAAGACATTGAAGGTAAGGCAGTTTCTTTAAAGTTCAAGGATAAATCAACTTCAGTAAATTATATGTTGGCAGACCTTTCGGTTATTCCAAATGTACCTGATTTGAAACAACTTCCAAACTTTGATGTAAAGATTAAATTGGATTCTACTTTCATCAATACTTTTATCCGAGCAAAGGGTGCTCTTGCAGATGAGAACAACTTTACTTTTACTTGTAAGGGTGGTAAAGGACAGATTATCTTAGGTCATTCCAACATCAACACTAACCGAATTTCTATTGATGTAGATTGTGAGTGTAATGGTGATGTAGAACCAATCTCATTCTCAGCAACTTATCTTAAAGAAATTCTTGTGGCTAACAAAGAAGCATCTGATGCAACTTTGAATATTTCAACACAAGGTCTTTCTCATATCCACTTTGAAATTGACCAGTATACTTCTGATTACTACCTTGTAGAGATTCAATCCTAATGAAGTACTTTTACGAACGAAGTAAATTTTCTGAGTTTAAATCCAACACTACTTATCATCGGTTGTTAGAAATGACCGATGATGAGTTTGTGTCTTGGGCTAAACTTCTTCGTAAAGAAGTGACTGAGCAATGGGATGTAAGTGGTACACCACCAGTTATCGGTAGGGATGAAGAAGGTATTATTGATTCATTCAAGAAACTTAAATCAAACCCTGCAGAGTATTGGGAAAAAGATTTGAGTGATGATGTTGACTCATTAGGTATTATCCAAAACTTCAACAAAGATGCATCGGTTGTGAATCAATTTTTTCCAACCATGTTGAAAACTAAAATCTCTATTGGTAAATCTGCCGATGGAGGTTTGAGTATCTATGACCACTTTGCTGACCCCGAACTTGAAGAAACTTTTGTAAAGATCATGAAACGAGCAGTGAAGAGAGATTCTATGTATTCTTGGTCTCGTTCTATTATCAACAAGAAAGATGAAAATCCTTTTTGGGATGGACAAGATGGATATACTTTTATTAAAGAAGCACATGACGGTAAAATCTTTAACGGTGAATGGAGTAATTCAGATATTGTCCTTGCAAGAGTAAAAGAAGAGACATTAGGTAATTATGGTACATTCAACGCAGAGTATGTTGGATTTGGTAATCTTTATTTATCAGGGACTCAAATTAGAGAGTTAAGAGATAACGGTTATTTAAATCAAACCCAACTTGCAAATGTGGGTGATGTTCCTGATTACTATGAATTGGCAGATGGTACTCGAAAAAATTATCATTATCTAATTCGTTGGTATGATAAAACTGATGGAATTTTTCCAAAGATTCTTCAAGTATTCCGATTATCATGTGGACAACCTGCTGTGAATTTTCCTGCGTTAACTGCAAAGTGGATTTACGAAAATTATACTAATCACATCGAACAAAATGAACCACTACATATTTATGATTCATCTTCAGGATGGGGTGGTAGAATACTTGGTGCAATGAGTAGTAGAAAGAAAACTCATTATGTGGGAACCGACCCAAATCCTGATAATTTTATACCCGAACTTGGTATATCTCGATATGAATATGTTGCAGATTTTTACAATAAAAAGTGTGTAGATGATTTTTCAGATTCGTTAATTAAATTCTTTGATGTAAAAAAACAAGGAAATACTTACGAGTTATTCCAAGATGGTTCGGAACTAATTCAACACAATCCAAAGTTCCAAAAGTATAAAGGTAAGTTGGATTTAGCATTTACATCTCCACCATATTTTAATCGAGAACAATATTCTCAAGATGAGAAACAATCATTCAAAGCGTATGGTGAGTATGAAGATTGGAAAGAGAATTTCCTCCGTCCTACATTAACTACCATTTACGAATACCTTAAAAATGATAGGTATGTACTTTGGAACATTGCAGATATTAAAATTGGTTCCAACACGTATTATCCATTGGAACAAGATTCTATTGGTATTCTAACCGAATTAGGATGTGAATATAAGGGTAAATTAAAAATGTTGATGACTAGAATGGTTGGATTAGACCCATCAAAATCGGGTATTAAAAATTCAGTAATTCATAATGGTAAAGCGTATAAGTTCGAACCAATATTTGTATTTCATAAAAAATAATTAAAATGGCATTCTTTTCAGATAATAACGATAATAAAAAAGTAGATAATAGTTTGTGGGTGGAGAAATATCGTCCAACCTTATTGGAAAACTATGTGGGGAACGAACATCTAAAGGATAAAGTAAAAGGTTACATTGAAAGTGGTGACGTTCCCCATCTACTTCTTTATGGTAGAGCAGGTACTGGTAAAACTACACTTGCTAAACTAATAGTAAATTCTATTGAGTGTGACCATATCATCATTAACGCATCGGATGAAAACAATGTGGATATGGTAAGAAACAAAGTAAAAGGTTTCGCATCAACCATTGGATTCAAACCAATGAAAATTGTTATTCTTGATGAGTTTGATTATATGTCTCAGAATGCTCAGGCAATTTTGAGAAACTTGATGGAAACATTCTCTAAACATTGCAGGTTTATCTTAACTTGTAATTATGTAGAAAAAGTAATTGAACCAATTCAATCTCGTTGTCAAACTTTCCAAATCGTACCTCCAACTAAAAAAGATGTTGCGATTCAAATCTCAAAGATTCTTAAATCAGAAAATGTAAAGTTTGAGCCAAAAGATTTAGTTCCTATTATTGATGCAGGTTATCCTGATATTCGTAAAGTTATTAATACTTGTCAATTAAACTCCCATAAAGGAGAATTGAAAGTAGATGTCCAAAATCTATTGGAAAACGATTACAAAATGAAAATCTTGGATATTCTTAAATCCAAAGATGATGTAAGAAATCGTTATATGAAATTGAGACAAACCTTAATCGATAGTAGAGTAACTGATTTTACTGAATTATTTACTTTGTTGTATGATAAAGTAGATGAATACGCACCAAGTAATACAGCAAATGTTATTCTAGCGTTATCACAAGGACAAACAAATCATTTCCATTCCATAGATAAAGAAATCGCTATGGCAGGATGTTTGATAGAAATAAATTCATTATTGTAATGGCAAAAACACTCTTTGACCATATCAAGGCAGTAACCCAAGAACAAGATAAAAAGTATTGGGATAAGTTAGATGAATCGGATAAAAAAACATGGTCGAATTATATGATATTCCGATTCCTTTCGATGAATCCTGATTGGGTTGGTATGATTGCACAACTACAACCACATCTTCAAGAAGTACCACCTAAGGCTTGTTATCTTGCTCTGATTGACCTTTTACCAAAAACAAGGGCGTATTTGAAGTACATGAAGGCAAAGGGTGAAGATTCGTATGAGAAATGGTTAGTAGAATTAGTTTCAAAACATTATGAGACAAATACATTACAATCAGAAGAGTATTTGAAAATCTTATACAATACTCGTAAAGGTAGAGAATGGATAAAAGAATTGTGTGAAACTTACGGTATTGAAACAAAACAAATTACAAAACTAAAATTAAATATATAATATGGAAACAAATTTTAAACCACTTGGTGATAGAGTTTTGGTAAAACCAGAACAAGTAGAACAAAAATCAAAAGGAGGATTGATTCTTAACGATTCAATCAGTAGAGGACAAAAAATTGTAGGAGAAGTTGTTGCAGTTGGTACTGGGTTATTTTCTCAAACTGGTAATGCAATTCCTATGAGTGTAAATGTTGGTGATAAAGTTCTTTATTCAAAAGATGAGGCAACTAATAAACTGAAATTGGGTGATGATGAATACTTATTATTCAGAGAACATGAACTAATTGGAATTTTAAAGTAATGACATCAAAAGAATTCGTCCTTTGGTTACAAGGATTTACTCAAGGAGTACATGAATATAATATAACACCCAAACAATGGGATGCATTAAAAGATACATTGGCAAAGGTTAATGATGAACCGAACTATAATATCCACCCACCTTATGTTGATGGTAAAGGACATCCAAATCCTTATTACTATACAACAACAACTGCAAATGTGGATTCAACACCAACATCAGAGAAAAAGTTGTTAACTGAAAATCACGATTAAAATACAAGTTATATGAATTATCATCTTACTTACGATGACATCCAATTAGTACCACAATATTCTCATATTCCCTCCAGAACACAAATCAATCTTAACACTCTCGTATCTCGAAGATACGGTCTTTTAAATCCACTTGTTGCATCCCCTATGGATACAGTGTGTGGAGAAGAAATGGCGTTCAAAATATTTTTAATGGGTGGAGTTGGTTGTATTCATAGATTTATGAGTATCGAAGAACAATCACGAGTAGTAAAATCATTATATCAAAGAATATACGGAGAAGGGTTCGGAGGACCTTTCGAAGAGTGGGGTGTAATGTACGATGATTGGCATGCCGAAATTAATCTGATTCCAATCATGGCTGCAATAGGAGTATCGGAATTGGATAAAGAACGAGCCAAATCATTGGTAGAAAGTGGAGCCAACATTTTAGTGATTGATGTTGCTCATGGTCACCACAAAAATGTTATAGACATGATAAAGTGGTGTAAAGAAAATCTTGATGAGAAAGTTGATATCATCGCCGGTAACATCGCTACTGCCCAAGCTGCAATAGATTTGGAAAAAGCAGGAGCAGATGGGTTAAGAGTTGGCATCGGTGGGGGTTCACTTTGTACAACAAGAATAAAAACAGGTTTTGGAGTACCAAATGTTAGTTGCTTGGAAGAAATTATCAAAGTTGCTAAAACTCCAATTATGGCAGATGGGGGAATTAGAACAAGTGGTGATATTTCTAAGGCACTAGCATTGGGAGCAAGTTCTGTAATGTTGGGTTCATTATTGGCAGGCACAGAAGAAGCACCTGGTCAAATAATTGAAACTCCAAAAGGTCTCTATAAAAGATATCGTGGTTCGGCATCATTGGAAACCAAAGTAGTTAACGGACAGCAAGTGAGAAATGTGGAGGGAGAATCAACAACAATTCCATACAAGGGTGGTGTGAAGTTTATTGTAAATGGATTGTTGGATGGTGTTAAATCTGCATTATCTTATGGTGGGGCAAGAAATCTTGAAGAATTCAAACCCAAATATGTTGTTGTGACTAACTCAGGAATTAATGAAGCAAAACCACATCTTTTGTAAAGTAAAATGTTATGTTTAATTTTAAAAAAGAAAAAAGTATGAAAAACAAATTAAAAAACTTAATGAAGTTTAGTTTTGTTACTTTACTTACTATGTTTCTAAGTCTCACGGCTTATTCACAAGGGGTAACAACGGCTAGTATTTCGGGTAAAGTTGGTTCAAACGAAGGTGAATCTCTACCCGGAGCAGTAATTACTGCAATTCACACACCTTCTGGAACAAAGTACAATACAGTATCTAATTCCGAAGGTAGATATTTTATCCCAAATGTGAGGATTGGTGGTCCTTATTCATTATCTACATCTTTTATTGGTTACTCGGTATCCAAAGTAGATGGAGTATTTTTGAGTTTGGGTGTAACCACAAATGTTGATTTTAGTTTACTTACCGAAACTTCTGATTTGAAAGAAGTGATTGTAGTAGGTGAAAAAAATCCAGTATTTAGTTCCGAACGAACTGGTGCCTCCACTGGTATCACAAATCAAAACTTGAATAGATTGCCAACTATTTCTCGTAGTATTAACGATTTCACAAGATTAACTCCACAATCCAATGGCCAATCATTTGCAGGACAAGATGGTAGATTGAATAACATTACCGTAGATGGTTCTTATTTCAACAACTCATTCGGTCTTGGAAGTGGTTCTAATCCAGGTGGTAGAACTGGTGTATCTCCAATCTCTTTGGATGCTATTGACCAAATTTCGGTAAACGTAGCACCTTACGATGTTAGACAAGGTAACTTTACTGGTGCAGGTGTAAACACCGTAACAAGAAGTGGTACAAATGAATTTGTAGGTTCTGCTTACTATTTCTGGCGAAACAACAACAATGTAGGTACTAAGGCTGGTGTAAATACATTTAATCCAGGTGATTTCACTTACAAACAACAAGGTTTCCGAGTTGGTGGTCCAATTGTAAAAAATAAACTATTCTTCTTCGCATCATTCGAAGATGACCAAGAATCAAGACCAGGCACAACTTGGAGAGCAAACAATGGTAGTGAACCAATCACTGGTAATGTGACACGAGTTCTAGCATCTGATTTGAATACTTTGAGTGGATTTTTGAGTGATAAGTTTGGTTATGAAACTGGACCATTCCAAGATTATGATAATGAAACTCTTTCAACCAAATTCTTGGTGAAATTTGATTATAACATCAACGATAAAAATAAATTTACTGTACGATATAATCATTTAGATTCTTCTACTGATGTCTTGATGTCAGGTTCTTCTTCATTAGGTTTTGGTAATAGAAACTTCAGACCCGAAGCATTGAACTTCCAAAACTCGAACTACAGCATTATGGAAAACATTCGTTCTGTGGTTGGTGAGTTGAACTCAAGAATTGGAACGAATGTAACAAACAACTTGATTGTTGGTTATACTTACCAAGATGAATCTCGTGGTTACAAGGGTGAATTCTTCCCTATGGTGGATATTCTAAATAATGGAGCAACTTATACTTCATTTGGATTTGAACCATTTACTCCGAACAACGAACTTAGATACAAAACTTTCCAAGTTCAAAACAATCTTCAAATCTTTGCTGGAAATCACACAATTACTGCAGGTGGTACCTATGAAAAATACCAATCTGAAAACGTGTTCTTTCCGGGTTCTCAATCAGTTTATGTGTATAACTCTTTGGATGATTTCTACAAAGATGCAAACAACTTCTTGACAAATGAGAACAAAACTCCTTCAGGAGTAAACTTGAGAAGATTTCAAGTAAGATGGAATAACATTCCTGGTTCCGAAAAACCAGTTCAACCACTAGAAGTTGATTACTTCGGTCTTTACGCTCAAGATGAATTTCAGGCAAGAACAAACCTTAAACTTACTGCAGGTTTGAGATTTGATATTCCATACTTCGGGGCAACTGCATTAAGAAACACAGAAGTTGAAACTATGAATTTCAGAAACGCAGATGGTAGATTTGTTAACTTCAGAACAGACCAACTACCAGAGGCAAACATTCTATGGTCTCCACGAGTAGGTTTCAATTGGGATGTATTTAATAACCAAAAGACTCAATTCAGAGGAGGTTCTGGTGTATTCACAGGTAGACCTGCTTATGTATGGATTTCAAATCAGGTGGGTAACAATGGTATCTTAACAGGTTTTGCTCAGTTGGATAACACCACTACTCGACCATTCAATCCAAATCCAGATACTTACAAACCAACAACGGTGACTGGCAATCCAGCATCTTCATACGAATTGGCATTAACTGAATCAAACTTTAGATTTCCACAAGTTTGGAGAACGAATGTTGCAGTTGACCAAAAACTACCTTTAGGTATTATTGCAACCGGCGAGTTCATTTATAGTTCAGATGTTAATGGTGTTGCATATTATAACGCAAACCTACCAGTGGCACAATCTAACTTTACTGGTCCTGATAGTAGATATAGATGGAATTCAAGTAATAGAATTAATTCTAAAATCCCTAACGCTGTAACTCTTTCTAATCAAGCAGTTGGATATTCTTGGGTTGCATCTTTCTCATTGGAAAGACCTTTCACGAATGGATTATTTGTTAAAGGAGCATATAGTTATGGTGAAACTAAAAACACAGTAGACCCTGGTTCCATTGCAGCTGGTACTTGGTTTGGTAATCCAATTTCTCAAGACCCTAATAATCCTGGTCTTGGATTCTCTTCCAACTTCATGGGTCATAGAGTATTCGGTACTGCAAGTTATTCCAAAGATTTCTTCAAATTCGGAAACACATCAATTTCAGTATTTTGGGAAGGTAGAACTCTTGGAAACGCCAGTTATGTATATGGTGGTGATTTGAATAATGATGGTGGTACTGCTAATGACCTTATCTTTATTCCAAAGAGTAAGGACCAAATGAACTTCCAACAATTCACTGCTAATGGAAAAACATTCACTGCAGCAGAACAAGCTAATGCATGGGAAGCGTATATTCAACAAGATAAGTATCTAAGTGCAAATCGAGGTGAATATGCTGAAAGAGGTGCGGTAATTATGCCGATGGTTTATAGAGCTGATTTGGCATTTGCACAACAATTATTCACCAACATCAAAGGAAAGAAAAACGCTTTGGAATTCAGAGTCGATGTTCTTAACTTGGGTAACTTGTTGAATTCAGAATGGGGTATTGGACAAACATTTAATACAACACAACCATTAGTTGTTCCATCTTCAGCACAAGGCGGACCTGCAAGTGCAGATGGAAGACCTCAATTTAGAATGAGAAACTTTGGCACTGATTTGGTATCACAAACATATAGACCTACGGTAGGTGTATCCGATGTTTGGAGAATGCAATTCGGGTTGAGATATACATTTAATTAATTAAGTAGATATTTATAAATGAGGGGGAGGAGTAAACCCTCCCCTCTTTATTATGCATACATCAGAATTATTTACGGTAGTAATACCATCTTATAATGAAGAACGGTACATCTACAACACACTATGGTATTTATCAAGACAGAATCTACATACAAAAATTCGTGTAATTATTTGTGATGCTAATTCAACTGATAAGACATTAGAACACATATCCAAAGCCAATAACGATTTTGAAAATTTAGAGATAGAAATCCGAACAGGTGGTAGTGTAGCCTATGGTAGAAACAAAGGAGCAGAACTTGTTAGAACTCCTTTTATTTTATTTTTAGATGCAGATTCTGTATTATTGGATTCCGATACAATATCTGAAACTTTAAATAATGCATTTGATTTTGATATAATTGGATGTAAACAAAAATCTACCGTGAAAGGTATTAAACCTTGGTTAACTTGGAAAGTGTTTGAAATTATAAGAAAAATAATGTCACCCACTTTTTGTACCGGTTGTTATTTTTTCATATCAAAACATAAATTTTATGAATTAGGTGGTTTTGATGAAACAATACAAAACTCAGAAGATTTTTGGTTAAGTAAACAAATACCAAGGTCAAGATTTAAAATACTTGATAAGTATATTGGTCAGGATGATAGAAGATTTAAAAAAATGGGAAACTTATCATTTATAAAAAATATTATTTTAACTTATTCAAACAAAAATAATATTGATTGGTTTAGAAATGATGTAGGATACTGGAAAAAATAAATTTAAATTAAAAGTTATATGATTTTATTTTTAGGTGATAGTTTTACATGGGGTCAAGGACTTCAATATTATCATTTGGTTGAAAATGAGGGTTGGAGTTGGGATGATTGTAGAAATTTTTTAGAAAGTAAAAAACGGTTCGAATCATTAGGTTTTAAAGCAGATGAATTTAGACGAAAAAATTCATTTCCTTATTTAGTTTCAAAGGAGTTAAACGAACCAATGATTACACCACACTTTGAAAACGGTGGGGATAATTATAAAATTTTTAGACACTTGGATAATGTTAATATGTATGTGACCGTTAATAATATTAGTAGAGTAATCGTACAATTTTCAGCACCCACCAGAGGAATTCCAAAAGATGATAAAACTGATAATATTCATGATTTAATTAAAAACCAAATTATAACTGTCTCAGAAAAATGTAAAAATTTAGGTTTAGATTGGTATGCTTTTTCTTGGTACAAAGAAATGGGTGATATTCTAAAAAACGAATATACAAAACATTATATACCAATTTTATATAATGATGTTGAGTATGAATGTTTTGAATTTATGCATCACATAAAACTTCGAGATTTAACTATACAATTTACCAAACATATAGATGATGGTCATTTTAACTTGGAGGGACATCAAGTTATTGCCAATTCAATTATAAATAAATTAAAATCGAATATACTTGGATTTTAAGACAGAATTTCGTATATTTGTAGTATAAACTTTAAGATATGAAATACGATTCTAATAATCCACTAAGTGAAGAAGAGTTAAATAAACTCGGTGAAGAAGATTTTAATTCATTTTTAGACTACATCGATAGTAAAGCCGAGTATCTAAAAAAATTCACCAAACCCTTGAATACACATCAACTAAAAAAATATGCATCTATCGATGCTTCTATTAAAGGAGAATCATTGAATGATGAAGATCTCAAGAAACTCAATAAGTTGGGTAAGGAGAATGAAGAAATCGGGTTTGATAAAGAAGAATACCTAAATAAGGTAAAAAAGAAACACGATGTATTTAAAAGTACTGGTATAAAAAATGTAAAAACACATCGTTCCCAATGGTTCGATTAAACTAAAATAAAAGTTATGGCACAATTACTAGGAGGTAAAGGATTACCACCACAACCTAAACAACCTACAATCGATTTATCACAAGCAAAAGAAATTACTTGCCA